CCAGTTCCAGCTCCAGCATCACTTGGTCCTGCCGTTACAATACCTTTGTTTTGTAAGTTTGATCCAGGTGTGTTGTCACTAATCATAACTGTTTGCCCAACTCTTAATGACGCAGTATTTTGCGTTCCAGCTAATGCTGGGTTAAAGTTAGAAATGTTGTTAGGAATAGTCCATACTATATTTCTGGATGCAGCACCTGCCGCAGCACCCGAAGTACATCCTTGATATTTTGTGTGTAGTCTTCCTTGTTCTGCCCATTTGATAAGGTCAGAGTTAGAAGGCATTTCTGCTCCTACCATTCTTAGGAAAGAAGCGATTGTGCGATTGCCATATCTTTCAAACTCTTTTTCATATGTATCAGGTAAATACTGATTCAAGAAATTAAAGTCTGTAATATAATTTGTAGACAACGGTACTTGTTGGCTACTTGGTTGCAAATCAAAACCAGGGGTTACATTTACTGCCATAATTTTTACTTTTTAATTTTTAATTGTTTTTTTTAATACTTCTAATTTTGAGTCCTCTTCCACTACTATCTGATTTGCTTTGTACTGTTTTAATTTTTAGACCATCTTTACTAAACGTTTGTGGTGCTTTTCTAACATCCATATTAATGTTTTTTGATTTTTTAGTTACATTATCTACGGTATTAGCAACACCTTGTTCATAAAAATATCTTGCGAACTTTTCAGGGTTCATTGCAACAGCTAAAGCTTTATGATATCCAACAGCATCATTAACTAAACCACTATCTGAATCAATAAAATTATTTAAAAAATTATTAACGTCTGATTGTTTGTTACGTAATTCATCGTTAGTACCTGGCTTAAAAGTAAGATTTAAATCCTCACTAATATTGAAATCAAAACCTTTGAAATCAGTATTAAACACATTACTGGTTTGCGTTTGGAAATGCTCATACCTTTTTTTATTTGCCTCTTTAACAGTTTGAGATTCTTCTATATAACTTTTATAAGCATTAAGATTTTTTTCTTGATCGTCAGATAATCCACCCCCACTTGACTCAAGAGGAATTTTATATTTATCTTTTTGTTCATTTAAAAACTTACGTGCTTTCGCAAGTTCACGTTTTTTAGCTAATTTAATTTTCTTAACATCTTTAGGTTCATCTAACTCTTCATCGTAGGAAAATTTATCTTCGATAATATCCGCAATGTCTTCGCTATCTAAACCATCTTCAATGTTTTGATAATAATTAGTCAGTACACCATCCTCGTCCATGTCATCATAATCTTTCTGCAATTTGTAGAAATCTTCAATGCCACGACCAGTTTCTTGTTTGTACTTAAAATACGCTGAAACATCTTCAGGTAAATCAGGGTTTGCCTCTTTTTCCGCAAACAATTCATCAACTGAATTTATTTCTTTATCATATCTCTTTTTAATAAAAGAAAGAACGTCTTCATCATTTAACTCTGATGAGGGAGTTGTATTTTCATTTGAAACATTATTTGTTTCATTACTTGTTTCTTTTGGCTCTAATTCAGATGTATCTACTTTTACAACATCAGAATCATTATTTTCTAACAACTCTTCATGTTTGTTCAATAGTTCTTGTTCTACCTCTGCTTTAGATTTATTGTCGTAGCCTTCGACAGCTTTTACTTTAATTTCCATTTGATTTAATTTTATACAAAGTTAATACTTATTTTAATATAATTTTTAGTCCAATATTGTATTATCTTGGATTAAATTCTGCTAAGTCAAAACCATCTAAACTATCTTCATTAGATTCAAAATTAATTGCTGGCAAATCTCTTTTCTTTTGCTCAATCATTTTTGATGTTTGTGTGGATTGTTGACTTATTCTATTGTCTTTTGATTTTTCTCTTTCGTTTTCTCTTTTCTGTAAACCATCTTCCTCAATGCCTTTTAATTGCATTTGATAATTAAATTCTTCAGCCATCAATTGAGCTTTTAATTGTGCTTCAGTTTTAAGCTTCTCAATTTCGAATTGAATTTCAGTTTGTTTTAATTGCATCTTGCCTTGTAACTCTTGTTGAGTTTTTTGCATTGCCATTTGAGCTGCAGCTTGTTGAGCCTCCATTTGTTGTTGTGCCTGCATTTGTTGTGCCTGCATTTGAGCTTGTTGCTCTGCTTCTTGTTTCTTTTTACGTTTTAGTTTTAAGAGTTGGTTTGCCATTTTTAAATTATTGACCTCTCTAATATCTATCGCATCTTCTAAACTTATATCTTGTTGTGATAAAGCCATTTGAATATTTTGTTCAAGCATTTGCTTTTCTTCTTCGTCTGGAGACATTTCTATAAATATTCCAAAATCATACATATACAAAGACTTTATATCTTCTAATATTTTTAAATTGTATTTACCAATTTGCATAGCAAACTCATCTTTAAAGTCTGCATACTCTAAAATATCTGCTGTTCTTATAGCTAAACACTCAGACATTGTTCTGGCTATATATAAACTTGCGTCTAATATATGGCGTGTTGCTACGTTTGAATTTAAAGCAGCTAACTTTTGAACACCTACTAATGAATAAGGATCTGGTTTTGAACCGTCACGTGCTTCATTCAATCCAGTAACTTGCCTAATCATATCTAAATAATGATTATAGTTACCAATCAACATTTGAAGTTTTGAAGCTCCACTGTTTGATGTTAATTGTGTTATGGGAACTCTTGCATTATTATACTCACCATCTTGAGTAAAACTTCTACCAACTACACTACCTGTTTGAAAATATAAACGTAGTGCGTCTTCAGGATTGTATGCATTACCAGTTCCTAAATCAACTTCATTTAATCCATCAGCATCAATAAATACACCGTCTGGAACAACACGAGCTACAACTTGCTGTATCTTTAAATGCGTCATTTGTATTAAATCAGCAAAAGGAATCATTCGTCTTGTTAAAGATTCAAACATTCCTTTATAATTACGTGGTGCACATGCTACATAATTAGGCATAGCATATTGACTTGCAGATTTTGGTCTAACCATGTTCTCTGCCATTTTCCATTGTAATATAATATTAGTGCCCATTACCATTATACCATCGTACCAGACATCTATTCTTTTTTCTATTTTTTCAAAGTTTCCTTCTTCTTGCATTTGTTGAGGAGGATTGAATTGATCATCCTTCTCTACAGTTTTAAAACTACCATCTGGCATAGTCTTCTTTTTATAAACAAAAGAATGTGATGACTTATAATTGAAATATAACAAAGTAGCTGTATCCCTATGGAACATACTGTTTTGATAAAACTGTGCTCCATTATAATAATCGTACCATGATTGACTATATTTAGAAATCTCTTCTAAATCTTCTACAGTTAAATCAGGATCAATTTTAATAAGTTCGGTGATTGGAACTGTTTTAATTTCACCCCAGTAAAAACAATCTTTAAAATGAGGATCTTCAGTATAGCTATATACAACATTTGCAGGATCTACATAATCAATAGTAACTCCTTGTCCTGGTAAAAACATATGTTTTGCTATACCAACTCCAATTGTAGTAATATCATAATCTACACGTTTACGGGTATCTTGATAATGATTTTCAGCTAATAAAGTATTTATAGCTTCTTCTTCTGCTATTTCAACTGCAGGTTTATATTTCATATTCATAAACAACTCCAATTCATCTCCTGTTTCAGGAAGTTGTTCTTCAGGTATCATAAATGTATCAATACCAAAGTCTTGATTCATTTGTTGTAGAATAGGTTTAGCTATCATATCAGCCTCAACCATTTCTTGGAATTGATTCCTTTTTTCCGCAGACATTACGTCTTGTGCGTATGCTTTAACTTTGAATAATCTGTCAGACATACCATTTACAACTATGTCTACAAATTTGGGTATAATAGGAACAGGCGTCCAATCTAAATTTAAATAACTTAAATCACCATCAACAGCAAGTTCGTTTTTGTATTTTGCAATAGATTGCTCACCACGAGCATATAACCTTAATTTATTAAAGTCTGCCCATTGATTGTAAAATCTACACGAGCCACCATCTTTTCTGAACCATTCGTATTGTATGGCTTGTCCTACTTGCAGACCAAATTCTTTTGTATCTTTTGTAGAATCTGAAACAAATTGATCTGGAAATGCAGCAGTTTTTATGTTTATATTTACTTGCTTCATCTATTAAGTAGTTGGCTAAGTGAGTTCTTATTGTTATATCTCGCAAAGTTAATGCTTATTTTTGATTTTTCTTTAGTCGGAGTATACAGGTGTTTCTGAGTGGCCATGATAGCTAAACCAGAACTTATTGCTGCATCAAACTTAGTTCGATTAGATATGTCAAATTTAGCCCAATCCTCTAAAGTTCTTTGAAATGGTAATTGTCCCATATCATCTTTTTGTCTATACGTACCGTCCATATCTAAACCTACATGTTTTTCTATGTATGATTCAATAGCTGATGCGTGAGCTTGTTTCACATCCTCAGATGAATTAGGTATGCCGCCTAATTCTTTTTCCGTCTTAGATAATTTTACAAAAGTTTTATCTGGTCTATTCATACTATAACCTCTATATCCTCTATTTTTGAAGTGATATAATAATCGTGGTTTGTTATTTTCTACTAATATAGGCATTCCAAAGAAAACACACGCCATCAAAACTTCTTCAAAAAATATTTCTGCGGTTTGAGGTCTGGCTATATATTCTAAAAAAAATTCATTTGACGGAAAGTTGTCCATATTAAATTTAGACAATCCATGTAATGCTCCATTAGAACCACTTCCTACTACTACTCCAGAAATGTCATAAGAATCACAACCAAACGCACCTAAGTGTTCATTACCTGGATACTTTTTTCCATTTTTTACTATTACATTATTTTGTAAATTAAATTCTGGTATATGTGATACAAAAAACCTGCCACGAGGATTTGGATTCCACACTACTTTGGTGTCTTTAACTCCATCCTTCCAACTGAATGATCCTTGAGATACATGTTGTTTAATAATTAAAGAATCATTGTAATCTATTTGTTGATATATTTTGGTTAAATTAAATAAAGACTGTTTACTTTCATCTCTAAATGCATGTGACTCTGAGCGTGGAAATTGTCTGTAATACTCATTCAAAGCATCAGGATCTTGTGCTAATGATTCTACTTCATTTTCCCAATAATCTATAGCTCCTATATTTATTACTTCATCATCTATTCCAATTATATTAATGTTAGTTCCTCGTAATACTGGCATACCAAACCTATCAATAAAACCTTCCATGTTCCATTCCATAGGTACGAAAAGTGAATATAACCCACTTTTAGTTTGACCGTTTTGATTTCGTTTTCTTGGATCAGAATCGTTATATAATTCTTTAAAATTATTACCACCTTTATCTAATGCGTTTGAAGTAGAACCCATCATACATTTTCCTATAATTTTACTTCCTAATCTCAAGCATGTTTTAGTTACCCTCCAGTTATTTAAAATGTTTTCTGGACGCTCCCATTTACCACTTTCATCGTGTAATAATAATTGAAGTTTTTCACCATCATAACTATTGTCAGAAGTATTTTTCCAATCAATAGTAGTATCTAATCCTTCTAACTCTTCATCACCAATATCAAACATATTTTTTTTTGTAATCTTTGAAGCTGGCACACGAAATGCTAACTCTGTTTTTGGCTTATCCATTCCGTCTTGTATAGGTTTAAAAAAGAAAGGATAATTGTTTGAGATAGGCACAACCTTGTCTGTAAACATTTTTTTAGCATCAGAACCTGTTTTAGATAATATACCAACTCGTGCATCTTTAGTTATAGTAGCCTTGTTAACACCTTCAGCCGAACTCATAAAAGAAAAACCTGAACGTCTTATTTTTAAGTAACACATTCCGAAACATCTTTTGTCAATCTTACAAGCTTCCCAGTACATAAAAAAAATACGATTGGCTTCTCTAAAATCAGGATGACCAACATCTATTTTAGTCCACTGTAAATACATATAGTGTGTTCCAGTAATGTAAGTTGGTTTACCATTATTCATAAACCAATGTCCATTCTCTCTTCGGTTGAACTCTTCTTCAATGTAGTCTACCCACTGGTTTTTAAACGTTGGTGGTGTTTCATGCCATTGAAATATAGTTTGTATCCTTTTTAATTCTTTAGGATAATCTAAAGCTTTCCAGAATTGATTTGAAGGCTTGTGTTTAGACGATAATTTAGGTGTAAGGGGTGTGGCTATATTTAAATTGTTGACAGTGTAAATGTCTCCTATAGTGCCATTTTGTGATATTACTACAATGTCATACTTTTCATCGTAGCCAGGTTTCCATGTCTTTGCTTTGTTTTTTTTTAGCAAGACCGATTTCGGAATAGTTATTTTATTTATTCTATATAAGCTATTTTGATCTTGATTCTGCAAATCCTTTTGGGGTTTGGTTTTTATTAATTGTGCCTCCTTCTAATAATTGTTTTTCGTCTTCTATTTTTTTTATTATTTCGAAAGCATCCATTATACATAATTTTTTGGTTGCTGCTGCATTTTTTAATCTGTCTGCCGCAAGTTCATCATCTTTTTCATATTTAATAATGTCTTCTTTTGCAACTTTAATTAATTGTTGTACAGCTCTATGACCAGCATTTATTATTTCTTTTTTTAAATCTTCTGTTGTCATAATACCATAGTAATATTATTAGTATACATTCTATAAAGAACTTCACCTTCAATAACAAACTCATATTCCGATTCAGGTTGAAACGATACCACATCGTCTATATTTAAACCTAAATCTTCTAATTCACTATTAATATATTTTATCTTTCCCATTAAAGGTTCTACGCTTCCACCTTTACTTATAAAACTATCTTTTTTTGTAATTGGTTTTATAAAACAATATTTATCATAACCTTTCCAAACACCATTATTTTTATAAAGATAAAATTGATCAGGATCAATTAAAAACAAATTTTCTTTTAAAAAACTTTTTCCACTTTTTCTCCTTCCATACATATCATTATAAAACTTAAATACGTTATGGTGCACAACTAAAGTATCGCCAACTTGAACCTCTCCTTTATAGTTGATAGGAAGAGCTACAACTTCAGCAAATCTATTAGATGCTTTATGATTTTCTTCGGAGGTACTGGTGATAAATTCAATACCTCCTATATTGGTTGTGTTGTCATACCTTTTATTGTTTAAAGGAGTGACAATAAATGAATAAGGCGATTGCATTAAAAGTTTATATTATACTCTAAAGAAATTGGAAGTGTAAGTCTAAATTCTTTCCATAGTAGAATTTCTAACCCTTGTTGTATCCATATTCTATAACATTCCGTTTTAGAATCAAACTGAATCAAATGTATTGCATATTTACCACCTAAGACTTCTTGTCCTACAATGTAATGCATAGCACCACTTTTATAATCAGCTCCTATAGATATTTTCCTTATGTCCAATCTATTAGATTAAAATGAAGAGTCTTGTGTAAGAACTCTATAATATATATTTAAGTATAAAGTACCATCTCCTTGACTTGGATTAGACGCAGTATCTAAAACTATAGCAGTATTAGCTGGAGCTTCATGTCCATATTGTGGTAAATATTTGTACGAACCACTTGCAGCTTTATTAACAAACGTGTTAGCTATAGTTCCCCAAGTATAAGCTCCTTGCTTTAAAGACAAAACAGCTCCAAAATTATATTGAGACACTCCTGCTTCTAAATAAGCCATAGTAGAAATAATATCAATAACTTTACCTGCTCCTGGAGCTGGAATTAATTGTTTTGATGATGTTCCTAAAGCCTGTAGAGTAGCTGGATTTATAACAACATTAGCAATCAACGTGTCAATACCAAACGCAACTTGTAATTGTTCAATAGTGCAAGTTTTTGTTTTCAACTGATTTTCTGCATCAGTCAATATTAAATAATCTGCATTATCAAGAGAGCTTATGTTTGGGTATGCTGATGTGTTGCTAATTTTTGCCATTACTTTATTCTTCCTTTTTTTCTTCTTCCGAAGGTTCTGTAACCTCTCCAGTCTGAAGATTAATTACTGCATTTTCCCCGTAAGATTTAGTTAATTCAACTTCAACTAATTTAAATTCATCTTGAACTAATTTCACATCAGTTAAAATTTTTGATTGTTGAAGTACGGTTTCACCTAAAGCAAGTTTAAGATTCATAAACTTTTGATTAAGTCCTTGAACGTTCTCAAGCTCTGCTTTGTTTAATTTTTTTGATTCTTCTTTTTTACTCATGATATTAAATTTAATTTATAATTTATTTATACAAATATACTAATTTTATTTTTGCCTAAATGGAATCTTGCCACGTAAAATACAACTCTTCATTTTCTGGAAATTTTTGACTTTGTATGTCAGCAGAAATAGTTGCTTCCATTTCGGTTACATCTAAAGATTCAGTTAACCAACCTATAACTACGTCTTCAAAAGCTTGAGTATTTTCATATGGCACAAAAGGATCACCAAATTTATAAGTAAAATCTTGTTCTCCATTTTCAGCACTCATATAAGCGTCTTCTTGTCCTACATAAGTCCACTGCACTTTGTGTATTACATTGCTTTCGCCTTCTGATTCAACATAAGCTTCCATTTTTGAAATTACCCATTTATAA